GAAGTTCACGGCCACGATAAGGTTTTTGTCCATTACATCCTCGCTATGGCGGCTAGACCCGTTACAAATTCGGCGTGGAAATCAATCCAGATGGGGCAATCGACACGTTTACATTACCCGCTACGTTGCCAGTCGCGTTGTTGTTGGAGATAATTACGTTTGTCATTCCGGCTCCGGTCAACACGCCGTAGGATTGCGTTGGGGCCGCGCTGTTTCCAGTGTAGTCCCCGCCGAGCCTGTTCCCGACCACCGAGACGTTGTTTGCGTGCTCCATGTAAATTCCAGCGTATGTTCCATGCAAGTTTACGCTATTTCCTGAGATTTGCGAGTTTGAAATTAAGATGTTATTGCCAGTAAGGATGTATATTCCCATCCAAGGCCACGCGATGACATGCGCGTTAACCAGCTTAATCCCACTAATATTAGACCCGTCCCCGGCAAATTTCGTTACGCAAAAGCCATATCCCAGCGTTCCACTTTCCCCAATAATGCTTGTGTTTGTAAATTCTATGTCTCTTATGCTCCCCGTCGCGCCAGCCTGAATCGCAATCCCGCAGTTTCCCGTCGAGTTCGACACGCCATCCGCATAGACGTTCGAGAACCGAATATTCTCAATCACGTTTTCCCCAACGCCGTTCGCGCTGATAGCGATCCCGTTTATTTCCTGATTCCCGAAGTACGAGTTAGAGATATTGAAATCCTCTCCCGAGGTAAGGAACAGGTCGGATGAATAGCCCCCGCCTGCTGGCGCAACAAATCGCACCCCGTCCATGTCGAGCCCAACCGAATGGTACGTGTTCCCGTGGATGTAAATCCCAAACCCGTGCGTGACGTAATCTGTCGTAAAGAACATATCCCGGATTTTGGTGTTGTTGGACTGCAAAATCTCCAACCCGTCGTACGCATCCACGCACCACACGCCCGAGATTTTGGCAAAGTCCGCATATTGAATTGAAATGCAGAACCCACTCGTCTGCGCGGTTGGGTAGACTATGCTCAAGTCCCGCACAGCGCCAGAACCGGCGTTGCTTCCCGGTCCAGTTCCGCCGATGGTAATGGCTGTGAAGCTGCCGGTCGGTTTAAGATACGTCCCTTGGTATGATCCGCCGTTGCCTTCAAGCGAGACCGTCCACGAAATCTGTAATCCTGAGTTGATCGAGCAGTTGCCTTGGGGAAGGATGACCCGTCCGGCTCCAGCGGCGTAGGCTGCATTGATCGCGCTCTGAATCGCTGCGACGTTTGCGGCGGCTTTGCCGGTGTCGCCGTCACAAATTGCACCATACTGCGCCGCGAAGTAATCACGGCCGTTTGTTTTGAATGCGACGTTGCCGTTGATCGTGACATTGCCGGTGAACGTCGGCGAGGTTGCGCCGACCAGCGCGCCGGAGCCGGCAAGGGGGGCTCCGAGCGCCGTCAGCACGCCCGTTCCGGTCGTCGCGCCGTAAACAGTCGTCCCCGTGGAAGAGTAGTACGCCAGGCTGTTCGCCGTTCCCAAGCCCACCGTCCCGCTGCCGCCACACGCGCCAGCATCCTGTACGCCGGTTGAGGACCACTTCAAACAATCTCCTACCGTAGGGGACCCATTCAAAGTTACTGCCCCACCGTTAGCGTTGGCCGTGTTACCGAGCGCAGCGGCCACGCCTGACCCCAACGACGCCGTTTGCAGTGCGCCAGTGATTCGGCTGTCGTTGCCTTGCGCGGAGGTGCTTGCTGCTGTGCCATAAGTGACGGAAATCGCGCCTGACGTATTGGTGAGCGTGGTCCCGTCTGGCTTGACCCCGCCAAGGGCGGATGATGTTGCAGCCGGAAGCGAGTAAGCGGCTGTGAAGGCCCCTGAGCCCAAGGCAGAGTAAAGGGCAAAACCTCCAGCCGCGCCCGCCGTGTTACCGAGCGCCGTCAGCACGCCCGTCCCGGTCGTCGCGCCCGAAACGGTCGTCCCCGTGGAAACGTAATACGAGAGCTGCCCCGCCGCGCCCGAGGAAACCGTGCCACCACCCCCGCCAGTCGTGCAAGCCGCTCCCGCATCCACCAGGTTCCCCACTGCGTTGATCGACACGCAGTGCCCGTTGGTCAGCGTCCCCGAAGTCGTCGCGGCCAGATAGCCCGCTATGGTCAGGGACGACAACGTTGCTGGCCCTGTGAACGTCAGCGTGTGCCCCGTGCTGTCCAGGCTCGCGAAGGGGACTAACGTGTGCATCTGGTCATAGACGCCGAGCGCGCGCGGGTTGCTACCTGTCTGAAGCCCAAACTGGACCTGCGTCTGCGCGTGCGCCGCGCCAGCAAAAAACAGAGCTAAGAGGAAAGCGAAAAAATGTCTCATGGCGCGTAGGCCCCCATGGCGAAAATAGCCGCGAGCATTTGGCCTGCCGTGAAGCCCAACGTCGCCTGGATGAAGTTGTACAGCGCATCCCCCTGCACCATGGTATTACCGTGGTTCCACTGGATGTTGACCGCGTTGGCAATGTCGGCGGGGCAGGCGTTGTCCACCGTGTAAATATAAAGCGGCGCACCATTGGCCGCAAGCCAGCCGCGCATTTGCTTCGCCGTCACTGTCGGGACCGACGTTGCGCCGAGCGTCGCCAAATTAGCGTTGATGTCCCCCACCAGCGCGTTGACGCAATCCGTGATGTCCTGCGGCGCGATGATGACAAACTGCTTGATCGGGTAGGACCATTGGACGCGGAGGAAGTCGTTGCTCATCGCCACTCTCCCGATGCGATCTTGACAATCAATGGCAGGTTGTCGTTCGCGAACGCGGGCCAGTCGTTGTCGTTCTCCGCTTGGAGATTTGCGCCAGCCGCCTGACTGGCGCTGTAGGCCGTGGTGCTGACAGCGGGCGTGATCGAAACGCCGTTGTCCCATCCTCCGACGTTGGTGTTCACCGACTGCGCCAACGCCCCTGTGGCGACGAAGCAAAGCGCCAGAGCTTTCAAAAAGGTCTTCATCACATTTTCCTCGGCATGGCGGCAGGGTCTTTCATCCTGTCCTGGTGAACCGATCCGGGAGGCGCTTGTCCGCCCGGCCTCTGCTGGCCCGCCTGCGCGCCCTGGCGCGGCGTGCCGGGGGCTCCTGGCCCCGCTCCCCCTGGAGCCCCCGGCTGCCCCTGGGCCTGCTGCTGGTGCTGTTGCTGCGCGGCCTGGAGCGCGTTGGCGTGCGCCATCATATGCACGCGGATTGTTCCGTGCGGGTCCCCGCGCTGCAACGCCTGCATGTGCGCCTGCATGTGCTTGGCGTGGTCGTCGGCGATATGAACCGGGACGACGAACCCCTCTCCAAGCATCTCGTTCTCCTGCTTGGGATCGACCGACAGCTCCATGCGCGCGTCGCGGAACGTGAGCGGCGCAAGGCGCGGGCCGAACATATTCTCGACCATCTGCGCCAGCGCGGGGCCAAGGTCTATCTTGTAGCCGGGATACATCTGCGGCGGAACGCCGCGCAAGACGTTGATCCCGCTGATCTGCTGCTGCATCTGCTGCGCGTTGCGCGCCGCCTCGACGCCGAACCAGCGGAACTGGTACATATGGTCCATGGCGACAGGGCCGATTTCCTGCATCTCCGCGCGCAGGCCCATGTCCCCATACTGACGCACCAGCAGCTTCTTGTCGCGGTACTGGTGGTCCAACTCGATCATAAACGAAACGATCGGCGTCAGGATTTCGTCTTCGAGCACCGTCACCGCGTCGGCGGTCGTGAGTATGTCCACCTGTTGTTCGTTGGCGATCTCGGCCTGCGAAGGCTTCTTCGACTTGCCCGAAGCGTTGGTGATCTGCGCCGGGTTCACAGACAACGTCTGAAACACCATGCTCTGCGTCGTGGCGACGATCTCCAGCGCGTCCTTCCACAGATGCGGGAACTCGGCGAACTTCGTGTCGTTCGGGCTCGTCTCCCAAACCGCCGCGAGCGACAGGATCATGGACCCGAGCTTCGGGTTCTTCTCGGGGTCCGTCATGATGATCGGCATGAGCGCGTAGGCCGCGCTGTCCATGCCCTCGTTGACGGCGTCGTTGGCCTGATACTGCAAGTCGGCGACGGTCGAGACTTTCGACTGCCCTTTAAAACTGCCTTCGATCTTCTCAACAGGCGCGGACATGATGTCAATGCGGTCGGACCAATAGGGGTTGCGCTTGCACGACAGTATCTTGTCCTGCCCGCCGAAGTAGCATAGGCACAGCCGCCGCTCTTTCTTGATCGTCAGATAGGTCCAGGTGCGATAGACCAGCGCGTACTTCCCGCGCCCGTCGCCCTTGATACCCGCCGCGTCAACCATCTCCTTGGCCTTGTCAACCTGCTCCTTCTTGCCGTCCTTGGACATTTCCTCCAGAAGCGCTTCGCCCGCTTCCTTGTCCACAAGCTCTTCGGCGATCATCTTCTTGAGCTTGGTCTTGGTCCAACGGCACAGCGTTGTGACCGACCCGCCCTCGGCGAGCGCTTGCGCCAGACTGTCCGCCGTGGCGGGGAGAACCAGCAAGTTGCTGTCGGCGATCACGGAGACGGCGGGGAAGCCTTCGGTTATCTCTTCCTCCACAATCTCGTCGACCAGGTCCTCTTCGTCGCCCGTGTCGGTCGGGACGCCGTCAATCTCGGGGGGCTTCTTGGCGCGATGCACGACGTGCCGCGTGCGCTCTGTCCACTCGACCTGAACGGTGTACTGGCCTTCAACGTCGCCATTCTTGACCAGCGCGGGGGCAATCTGCGTGCGGAGCTTCGCTTGCCGGACATAATGCTCCGCAAGCGCCATGATCGCCTGCGGCTGCGTGCCGTCCTCGCTGGTCACTTCGACGTAGCGGCCCGACTGCGGAAACATTTGATTGACAAACCGCGTCTTGCGCGCGTTCACCGCATTATAAACGATGGGCACAAAGATTTGCGAGTTGCCGTTGTAGAACTGCTTGGGGCCTAACTGGCAGTTGTAAACGTCCCAATAGTCCATGTTGTCGTCGGACCGTTGCGCCTGTTCAAGGAACCCCTTCTCGATGTCCTTGAATATGTCAAGCAACGCCTCTTCGACTTCCTTGAGCCCGCAGAGCTGGTCGGCGCGGTCAAGCTCCTTCTCTTCGTCAGCCGTGCCGACGGAAGCGTCAGGATCGCTCTTGACCGCGCCTTTCTTGCTCACGGCGCGGCCTTGGTCGCTTTGGCGTCAACAGGCTCCAGGGGGGGTTCGGGGTCCGCAACCGGGTTGAACTTCAAGTTCAACTCCCGACGCTGGCGCGCGTCTTCGGAGAGCAGCTGGACAAAGTCGGCGTTCGGAGCGGGGGCCAACGGCACGGGAGGAAAGCCGTTGGCCTGAAGCCCGCCCGTCGCAATTGCATCGCGTACTTCCGCGACGAACCGAAGGTACGCCGCGAACTCGTCGTTGGAGTTGATCGCGGCAAGCACCGCGCGGTCCAGCTCATCGAGCCGCGCCCGCAGGATGTGTGTGGGGGTATCGGTCATCTGGCCCTCGCTGTCCTGAACCTGGTTCCTTCAGGGGTATAGTCGAAGTGCCCCGCGCTATCAAGGGCAGCGCTGGCCGCGCGCAGCATCGCCGCCAGGCACTCGACCCCTTCCATCATGACGCGGTAGCTGTTGTCTTCCGGCATGATGCTGTCCACCTGCCGCGCGTAACCTCCCGCCAGCGCCCGCAGCGTCCAGTGCGCGTGAACCGCCACGCGAACGGCTGGAGCGCCATGGACCACCTTCTCAAACAGCCGGCGCAGCTCGCCGCGCCCGTCGACGGCCTCGCCGCCCTTGTGCAAGTTCGCCGGCAGTTTCTTCACAGCCGCGCGCAGGCCTATCGCCGAGTAGGCGTCGAAGTGCGCGCGCGGCGCGATAAGCTGGAGCGTGCGCCGCTGCGCCTGCGGCGTGTTGTCCTTACCCCCGGTCCACACCCGCTCGGGAGCGAACAGGCTGGCCTCCATGACCAGATCGGCCAGGACCTGGCCCGGCTCCCCGTCGGCCAGCCAGTCGGCGAACACCGTGAACTGCCCGCCGCTGATCTGACACAGCGCCGCCGTCGTGCATCGGCCATCGGAGTTGACGGCCAGCCAGAGAGGCGAGCGTGGAGCGATCCGCGCTTCGGCGGATATATGCTCGGCGCGGAAGCTGTCATAGACCGGCTGGCCAAGCCTCATTCGGAGGGCGTACGCAAGAGCGTTGGGCGCGTCAATATCTCCGGTTGGGAAACCCAGAAGCTGTTCCCGCAGGTCGGGCAGGTCAGCCGCAAACTCGACTTCTCCCGCCCGAAAATAGGGTTGCAGGCCCCGGATGAAATCAAGCTTGCCACGGGGCGCGTTAAGAGCACGCAGGGGGATGACGCACCCGCGTTCGACCTGAGCCGTGCGCAAGGGTTGCTTAAGCCATTCATTGAGACCCGTTTCCTCTACACCGATGGCGACGGGGTTGAACGCCTCGTCACAGTCGAAGATGTCCTGAACGATTTCGTCGGGCATGAGCTTGCGCGCGAAGCCGTCCCATATGACCAGTTTGCGTCCGATCCATGACCACACAGCCTTGCCGGTCGTCGCGGACTTCTTGTTGGTCGTGCGCGCCGGGTCGTACATCGCGTAGACCGCGTGCCATGACCGGACCTGGGGGACCACCTTGATCTGCTCGGGGAGGAACACTTGCGTCGCCGGGTTCTGCGCCACCAGCATGTACTCCTGATTGAACGTGTCCCCCTCGCCGATGGCGTTGAGCTGTGCCTTCTTGTTGTCGGCCCACTCGACGCTGAACCGTTCCGGCCATGTCGCCTGCCACACGCCCGCGTCGTTGATGAACTTTATCGGGTAGCGGTAGGACTTCCAGAACTTCTTCTCCCGCGCCAACGTCGGGGCCAGAGCCTGCGGATGCAGCGGCGTCGCGATCATGCGGATACGCCCGTTCGGCGGCATAAGCGGAATGACCGTGCGCGTGAACCAGCTCAAGGTCTTCTTCCGGCCTTCGGGCGTCGAGACGCTTTCGTCGTCCTCCAGATCGTCTATTAGGATGAAGTCGGGCCGGCTATGGATGTTCTTCTTGCCGCGCAGCTTTTGACCACGGCCCTTCGCCTGGAGCATGACGCCATTGGTCAACGTAACCGCCGTCTCTGTCCACACGTCGCCGGGGCCAACGTCGAACAGGACCCGCGCCAGTTCGTTGTTCTCTATGTTGTGCTTGATCGCCTTCAACCGCTCGACGGCCAGCTCTTCACTGTCGCCAAGTATCAGGCAGTTCTGGAGGCGTTGGAACCAGGCCATGATCGACACGGCCTCTTCGGCGCGCGTGGACTTCGCGCCGCCGCGAAAGGCTTCGATCAACACGTTGGGTTCGTCGCTGTGAAGCGCCGTTATGATTTCATCGTGGAAGGGGGGAGAGCCGCTGTCGTGCTGGTCGACGAACAGGACTTCATGGGCCAGGACGGGGCTGCAACCCAGTTGGAAGATAGCGTCGTCTTTGGAGCTTGCGGAAAAAGATGGAGGCATTTTATTGCCTCCAAGTTTAAGGGAGGAAGCGCTCCGAGGAGCACCACTCGGCGAGTGGCGGGGGCATGTTACCCGTTCACATTTCCCCGTCAAGCAGTCTATGGTTAAGAGAAGCTACACCAGCAAGAAGGCTGTGCCGCGCCCCGGCTTCGTGGTGGAAGCTGCGGATGTAAGCCCCGTCGCGCGTCACCTCGACCAAGCCGAGACCAACAGCGTCCCCTGCTTTAGCGCGTTCAAGGGCGCGCTCCAGGCACTCGACTATTTCAGGCACAGCGTCTTGCGTTTGGATAACAACGCCGGGAAGAGTGGTTATGTTGGACATAGTGGGAGCGTGCACGAAATAAAAAACTTGGCAACTGGAATTTGAAAAAATGTGCGCGGGATTTGGTCGCAGCCCAAAAATCATGCCTTCGACCTAGTCGGTCCCCCCTAATTCCCGAGTTAAGCGCCAGGCACCTTACATCCTGTTCCGCCGGCTAGGCACCTAACATTTTGTTTTGCGCTCGGCGAAAATAGCACTTGACATTTTGTTAGGTGCTGCTATCTTGGCATTGTCTCAAGCAGGAGCTAACAAAATGTCTGACAATCTTAAAGCCCTTATCTCCACCGCCGCTATTGTCCTCACCGTCGCGCTCTTAGTCGCTGGCCTTGGCTATGCCGCCGCGCAACCATGGCCACCAGAATATCCGGCTTGCAGCTACGGCAACAGCTTTAAGGGCTGCTAACACCACTAACTAAGCTCCGCGCTATTAGCGCGGAGCTTAAAACTTAACAGCGTGTTAAGGCGCTATTAGCGCGGAGCTTAAAACTTAACAGCGTGTTAAGCGGCAAACTTAAAATGTGGCGACAATGTGTAAGGAATGTGGCGCTTTGGCGTAAAATGTGGCGAAAACAAAATGTAAGAAACCCATGTTTTCTGCATGTCTCCGGGCTATTGACCAGAAAGGCCAGGTTGGCCGGCGCAGCGAACATTTTGTCTAACTCATTGATCTTATATATATATTTTCTTTTTTATAAAATAATATATGTGTAGGTTTAGAGTACCCCCTTGGATGATCTGCCAAAACATCACGTGAGGCTCACACAGCCTCACACCGCGCGGCAGATCACTTAGACTTTTCGCGGCGTGCCGCTTTTTTTATTTTATTTGTTTTCGGCCTATATCAAGCACTTAGCAAAAATAATTAGCAGCCCCTCCCATTTGTGATGTTTTTTATGTTGACTTTTGCCCGAAACCAGCGCTTACTAACGCTGCTAAACAGGCTTAAGGCGTACAAAATGTCAGCTAAACACCTTGAATTGCGCCTTTGGCGTGTTAGTCGGGACCTCACATGTGAGGCCTTGGCCACCCATTTGGGCGTATCGCGCCGCACCTTATGGACTTGGGAGACAGGGCGCGCTTCTATCCCCTCGGACTTGGCCGCCAGGCTGTCTTTGGTCGAGGCGCATTTGGCTTCGGAGGAAGTCTTTGCGCCAGCGCGCAAGATACCGATGCGTAAAGTGCGTAATTGGCTGCGTGACCAGACGTTCAAGCGTCACGCCACTATGAAGCGCTGGCGTCGCGGCTTTATCGCGACGCCTTACACGGAACCCTTGGCCGCGTTCAGAGCGCGGTTGAGTTTGGAAAGCGTCGAGCTATTTGGCGTTGATATATGGGAGCTGTTAAATGGACAAGAACCCTAACTTTGAAGCGGCTAAACGCTTGCGCGCCAAGAGGCGCAAAGCCCTTGACGATGAGTGGTTGCGTTATATCGAGCTGCGCCGTGCTACGGCCCCCGGCGACATAGATATAAACGGGGGTTTACGCGATTTAGATCGCCATGGAAAGATAGTCACGATCAACAAGCCTATGAGCTATGAGGCTTTTGAAATTTTGATGGGCCAGGACCTTAGAGACCTATTCGGAACCACAGGAGAATGATCATGGGCGTCTACATCACAAGAGCGCAACTGGCCAAACTGGACAAGCTAAACGAGACAAAAGACGCGGCGATGAACGCTATCTATGACGCCGTGCCCAACAATATCACGCCATTCAACGACTGCCGTGCCCTGGCCACGTTGGAGGAACGCGAGGCATATGACAGCGCTTGCAGCGCCCGGCAGGAGTTCCACCACAAGCTGGTGGCTGAGGGGCGCGGCTGGTTCGATAGCAGCGGGCGCTTCACACCAAACCGCAAGAGAGGATAACAAGATGTTAAAAGCCTTGTCTTTCGCCGCCGAGATGATCGGTATCGCTACTTTCTTTCTGGCCATAATCGCGCTTGTCGAGTTGGCCAATCTGGCCATGGGAGACTAACAAAATGTCAGAACGCCACTTGACAAAACGTTAAGTGGCGTCTATCTTGGGCGAGCAATAAGGGAGTTAACAAAATGTTCTCTAGCTTCGAACGCTTCGAATTGGAATTGACGCTTGAACAGGCGCAAAGCGCTTCACACCAAGGCCAGTGCGACGACGATGTTGAAGCCTTGGCGTGTGAGCCGGGCGTCGCCGCGCAACTCGCCGCGCTGGACCCTGAGAAGGTCCGCGATGAATTGCGCGAATATGGCGCTTGGGATGACGACGAATTGGCCGACCACGCCGCGAACCTGCTGCGCGTGCTTTGGCTTGCTGCTGGTCAAATTCGTGATGAAAACGCCCAAAAGGGAGTTAACAAAATGGCTCATTGTTTGGAACGGGAAGCAAAATTGCTGGCGTCGCCTGAGTGGCGCTACGAAACCGCCGTGCGGTTTGCCGAACTGGATCGGGCTTGGCAAGCCGAGATTGATCGTAAGCTGCCGCACGTTGTGAACGCGCGTTATCTGCCGATTGGTCGCGGTGAGTCTGGATCGGACTTGCGCTTGCTTTACGACTTGCGCGAAGCGGCGCGAGACGATTGGGAACGCGCACACGATCTCGTTTGACATTCTGGCCAGCCGCTCAAGGGCGGTTGTGCAGAGCGCCAAGCTCTAAAAGGAGAAACAAATGGTTAGGATAATCACGGCGGACATGTTGCGCGAAAAACAGGCGTGCGTCGACCAACTAAGGGTTTTTAAAAAACGGTTCCCAAACGGCGCGGAAGTCTCGGAAGCCTTGGCGCGCGAGCTTGCACTCGTTTTTGATTGGGAGTGGGCGGCGAAGGCGCTTTTATCGCCGTCCGCGTCGAAGGCCTACAACGAAGCCACGGCCCTCGCGTGGGAGGCCTACAACGAAGCCACGGCCCCCGCGTCGAAGGCCTACAACGAAGCCACGGCCCCCGCGTGGGAGGCCCACGCCGAAGCCATGGCCCTCGCGTCGAAGGCCCACGCCGAAGCCACGGCCACGGCCCCCGCGTGGGAGGCCCACGCCGAAGCCATGGCCCTCGCGTCGAAGGCCTACAACGAAGCCTTAGCCCTCGCGTCGAAGTCCTACAACGAAGCCGTAGCCCTCGCGTCGAAGGCCAACGCCGAAGCCACGGCCCCCGCGTCGAAGGCCTACGCCGAAGCCACGGCCCTCGCTTTTGCTCGCGCATATCTGGCCGGTGAAGGGATCTGACCATGAACGAGCACCAACAAAGCATCGCCTTTTGGCAAAACGTTGCGGATTATCACCGCGAGCGCGGCAGGCTGACCGCCGCCAGCGACCCGGAAGAAAGCCGGCGTCAAAAGCGCTTGGTCGAGTACGCGGAGACCATCTGCGGCGCGATCATGGATTATGACGACGCGCTGAAGGAGAAATGACCATGAGCCAATACGACGACGCGACCTTGCGCATGTGGCGCGCGAAAGAGCGGCTGACCTTGGCGGAAGCCGGTGCGCTGTTTGCCGTCACGCGGCAAACAGTCGCGGTTTGGGAACGCGGGCCGGTCCCGCATGACTTTGATACGCGCTTGGCCGACGCCGCGCGCAAACTTCAGGAGAAAAGATTTGCAAAGTTGGGAGGAAAGACGTGCCGAGAGTGCTGACGCCTGAACAACGTGAAAAGAAACGTGAAAGGGATCGAAGATACCGAGAGAAGCATAGTGAAGAACTACAGGCGCGCGCCGCTAATTGGAACGCAGAAAACAAGGACAAAGTGCGCGCTTGGGGAGCTAAATGGCGCTCCGAAAACAAGGACAAAGTGCGCGCCTACAGTCGGGGACGCGGCGATTGTAAGGCGCGCTGGCGCGCTGAAAACCCGGATAAGGCGCGCGCTATCAGCAGCCGCGAGTGTGGGGCCTTAACAGACAACTATATATGGCACGCCGCTCTAAATATGCCCGCTGCGATACCAAGAGACCCTGAACTAATAGCTGCGAAACGGGCGGCAATAATGCTGTTCCGTACAACTAAGGGGAAGCAAAATGAACACTAAAGACCTTATCACCCAACTCTACCACGACTTTCAGGATGTTAAGTCCGGCGAGATTTCTATCAGCAAGGCCAGAACCCGGAAGGGTATAGCGGACAGCATTATCAACGCCAAGCGCCTTGAGTTGATCGCCTTGGCCACTGGCGCGCCTCAACCTCTGGAGCTTCTGGACGAAACCCTGGCGCTGGAGGCGGGCGATGCGAATTGACCTGACTGAACCCCACGGGCTCGCAGACGAACTGCTGGCCTGCAAACTTGCGCGCGTCTATACCCTGACCGACGCCGACATGGCCGATGTCCTGGAGCGCGTCGCGCGCCTGCCTGCTAACCGCTACAACGCGGTGCTGGAGTCCGCGTACCGCACGGCGAAAATTTATCTGGAGAAAATCAAACCAGACTCTTGACGAACATGCTAGACGTGTTAACCCTTGACGGCTGGACATTTAAGGAGCCGCCATGACTGACGAACCGGACCGGGGATATACGACAGCATCGCAGTTACAGACCCCCAAGGCGGACCCTGTAACCGCGCTGCTCGCGGACCGCAAAAAGACGCACGGTGACTTTTCCGCGCACGCGCGGATCACACAAGAGCTGAAACGGGCTTTCTATGGCCACCTGGTGGCGAAGTTGTCCGACGTACAGGCCGAAAGCGTCGATATGATCCTGCACAAGCTCGGGCGCATCGCCGCAGGAGACCCAAACTTTCCAGATCATTGGCAAGACATTCAGGGCTACGCGCGGCTGGTTTCGGAAAGGATTAAATGATGGAGGGGTTTATGGAGTTCTGTACGGGCGGCCTCATGCTGAGTGGCGCGGGGCTTATTGTGGTTATCGCTATAGCCATTTATAGAAGCAGTTTTAACCCATGAACCTGATCTGCCTGGACTTTGAAACGTTCTACTCGAACGATTTCACGCTTCGGAAGCTCACGACCGAAAGCTACATTCGCGACCCGCGTTTTGAGGCGCTGCTGATCGGTTGGGCGACGCCCGACGGGCAGAGCGGTTATGTCGAACAAGCGGCGCTGCGCGAGTTCCTGGCGGACGTTGTGCCCAATGCCGGCGTGGTCATGCACCACGCCCACTTTGACGGGCTGATCCTGAGCCACCACTTCGGCGTCAAGCCGGCGTTCATCTTCGACACCCTGAGCATGGGCCGACAGTTGCACGGGACCAGCATAGGGCTGTCCCTGGCCAAGCTGGCGGAGCATTACGGCCTGTCTCCCAAGACGGTCCCCTATGACCTGTTCATCGGCAAGCGTTGGGTCGCGCTGGACGCGGAAACGCGGCGGCTGTTGGGTGAAGGCGCGGCGCAAGACTGCGCGTTGACCATGGAGATTTTCCGGCAGATGCTGCCGCAGTTCCCCAAGGAAGAGCTGCTGATCGTGGACACCACGGTTCGCATGTTCACCGAGCCGTGCCTGGTTGGCGACGCGGCGCTGTTCGCCGAGCTGCGCGACGAAGAGTTCTTGAAAAAGAACGAGCTTCTCTACGCGCTCGACGTTGGCGAAAAAGACCTGGCGTCCGCAGATAAGTTTTGCGCGATCCTGGAGCGCGAAGGCGTCGAGATCGAATACAAGGCCGGCAAAAATGGCGACATACCTGCCATTGCCGCGACCGACCAGTTCATGCGCGACATGGCGGCGGGCGTCTATGGCGAGACCGTGGCGTTCCTGGCCGAAGCGCGGTTGAACGTGAAGAGCACCATCGCCGAGACGCGGTGCGGGCGGCTACATGAAATGGCTACGCGCGGGGCGCTGCCGGTCTATCTCAACTACTGCGGCGCGCACACCACGCGCTGGAGCGGCGGCGACAAGAGTAACATGCAGAACATGCCGCGCGGCTCGCGGATGCGAACAGGCGTGAAAGCGCCCGATGGTTTTCTGCTGTGCCCGACTGACCAGGAACAGGGCGAGTGCATCGCACACGGGCAGATGGTCTTGACACTATCAGGAGCAAAACCTATACAGGATGTCGAATTAACCGACTTGGTTTTCGACGGGGTTGAATATGTGCGGCACGAAGGGCTTGTCTGCAAAGGAGAGCGTGAGGTTATCACGTATCAGGGACTCACGGCTACGCCCGACCATAATGTCTATTGCCGAGTTGGCGGAAGCGAAACGCGCGTCAGCTTGTTGGCTGCCGCCAGAATGGGACTCGATTTGGCGAAGCCTGAAAACGCGGATGCAGTGCGCCAAGAAACGATGCGAGAACCCCAACGACGCGGGGTTCAAGACCTACGGCGCGCGGGGGGTTCGGTTTCTTTTTCCGAGCGTGCGGGAAGCGGTTTTGTACATCTTGAAGACGTTGCCGCATCCGTCTTACAAAGGTGTGGAGATCGACAGGATCGACAACAACAGGCACTACGAGCCGGGGAATTTGCAACTCTCGACGCGGCGCAGGAACGCCAACAACCGCTACACAACTTTCTGGGTTCCCTACCGGGGGACGCCGCTGGCGATGCAAGATTTTCTTCGGGAAACCGGATGCAAGTACAGCCGGGACCAAGTGAAAGCGCTGGTCGAAGCTGGTCTGACGGGAGAACAGATTTTGGTGCGGTGGGAGACAGCGCGGCACAAGCCGCGAAGTCCGAGAGTTGGGAAGCCCCGAGGGCGCTACAAAAAGCGCGCGTGTACGATTTGATCAATGCCGGCCCCCGGCACCGCTTTGTCGCGTCTGGCGTGCTTGTGTCCAACTGCCGCGTGGTCAACTGGCTTGGTGGTCAGGACGACGTGCTTGATAATTTCCGCCAGGGGAAAGACCCCTACGTCGGTATTGCATCGAAGTTCTATGGCTTCGAAGTGACAAAAGAGCATAAAAAACAAAGAGGTACAGGCAAACAGCTTGAACTTAGCTGTGGATTTGGGGCCGGCGCGGCGACCATCATCCAGACGGCCAAGCGCGGCACATATGGCCCGCCCGTCTACCTGACTGATCTTGAAGGCGAGCGCGCCAAGAACCTCTACCGCGACACACACCCCGGCGTCGTGGCGCTGTGGAAAGAAGGCAAAGACGTCTTGCGCGCGCTGTCCAACCGCGAGACGCGCTGGTGGGGGCCGCTTCTGGTCAAGGACGGCTTGATTGTCCTGCCCAACGGCGGCTGGATCGACTATTCGTCGCTGGAGTGGATCGCGGACGAAGAGACCGGCAAGCGCGGCTGGAAGTTGAAGAGCCGCAAGGGCTGGACGTGGACGCACGGCGCGAAGCTGGTCGAGAACGTCGTTCAGGCATTGTCCCGCGTCATCACGTCGCAGGCCATGATCAAAGTCCGCAACGCCGGCTATCACATCGTCATGTCGTCGCACGACGATTTCGTGCCGTTGGTTCCAATCGATGGCCACGAAGTAGAGGCGCTGCTGTTTTTCGAAGCGTGCATGTCCGAGACGCCAGCATGGGCTCCCGGCCTACCGCTGGCCGCGTCGGGGAAGTTGGGAGCAACATATGACTGAGTTACGAAAATGCCTGGACTGTGAGAAGGACAAGCCCTTCACGGACTTCAACCTGTCTGTTAATGGGCGCGGCGGACGCGGGTCTTATTGCCGAGAGTGCCGCGCGATCCGAATGCGGAAGTGGTACGAAACGTCGCCTAAGTCACCACGTGTCAAAGTGGCGGCTGGTAACTACCGCCCGGCTCCCGGCAAGGTCTCCCTGCCGCATCTCCCCTGTCTTGCGCGGATCGACGCGCTGCTGGAGCGCACATGAACCTCCCCCCACTGAATTACACGCTGATGTCGGATTTTTGGAACTGCCCGGCCAAATGCTACCACGCCAGGATAGCCAAAGACCTGCCGAAAGAAGAGAAGTCGCAAGCGCAGCTCGACGGGATCGCGGTGCATGAAGGGATCGAACGTTATATCAAGACCAGCGGACGGGACACGCCGCCCGCCGCGCGCCCCTACGTCCCGTTGCTGGTGTCCATCCTGCCCTATCGCCCCAAGAGCGAAATCAAGTTTGGCATGACCATGAACCGGGAGCCGTGCGGGTTCTTCGGTGATCCGTTCTTTCGCGTGGTGCTAGACTGCGTCATGGTCGATAATGACGAAGAGCCGCGCACGGCCATGATCATGGACTGGAAGACCGGCAAGGTGCGCGAGGACAAACGCGAACTGGAGTGCCAGGCGATCGGTCTTCAGGCGCATTTCCCTTCGCTGGAGAAGATCACAGGATGCTACATCTGGCTGAAGGAAAACAGGTTCGGCGAGAGCTACGACCTGACCAACACAACGCGTCCGTTCAACGCCATGCTGGCGACGCGCAACGAAATGATGGACTGCGTGAACCGCGATAACTGGCCGTGCAAACCGAACCCGCTTTGCGGTTGGTGCCCGGTCATGAAATGCCCACACAACAAGGTCGAAGAGCGCTTGGCGCGGGAAGGGGTCTGACATGGCCAAAGCTGTTCGCATCATTATCAACAAAGACTGCTTCATCCAGATTGACACTGGCGACGACTTCGCTTTCGAACTCTTTTTGGCGCAAATCCGCGACAAGGGTTATTTCTTGTCTGACCAGACTTTCATCCCGCTGTCCAAAATCGAGATGATCGTTTACCGCGACTTCGAAGCCCCCGCCGTCGCCCCGCATATCGGGGGCTTGAATTGAGCCTGGAAGCCGCCGTTAAAAAGAAGCTCCGCGCCTATCTTAAGGAAATCGGAGCCTACCAATACTGGCCCGTGCCGATGGGTTTGGGCGCGCGGACCGTCGACGTGCTGGTCTGCTACAAGGGCCGGTTCTACGGGATCGAAACCAAGCGTTCTGGTATCAACGAGCCGACCAAGATGCAGGCTTGCACCATGCGCGAGATCGCCGAGGCTGGCGGCGGCGTGTGGTTGGAGAACTCCGAAGGGCTTGAAGAGACGCGGGGGCGTTTGGACCCTGCGAAGGAACATGTACGCTTTTTGAGCCGGCAATAATGTTTTACAGCCCCGCCCACAACGCCGTTATCTATGAGACCGACCGCCCCTTGCAGCTCACCGCAGCCACGCAAGGGGCGGTTCGGATCAACGGCGCTTATGTCGCCGTCCCCGCCACGCTGGACAACTTACAAGCGCTCAAGCAGCTCGACCTGTTGACGCCAGGACCAATGGACGTTGACGGTTACGACTGGCCCATCCGCGCGCCGTGGAAGCCGCTGCCGCACCAAAAGACCACGGCGAACTTCATGGTCCTGCACAAGCGGGCGTTCTGCCTGAACGGCATGGGCACGATGAAGACCTTGAGCATCTTGTGGGCGGCTGATTATTTGATGGAGATGGAGCGCCGCAAGGGGCGCAGGCTCCGCGCGCTGATCAATGCGCCGCTGTCGACCACGCATGTTGTCTGGTCCGACACGCTGTTTCAGAACTTCATGAGCCGGCGCACATGGGTTGTGCTGGAGGGGAGCGCCGAGCGCCGGCAGAAGCGGCTGGCCAAGGACGTGGACTTTTACATCGTCAACCCCGATGGGCTCGGGATCGGCGTGCCGAGCGATCCGAAGGGGAAGATCACGGGGCTGGCGGCGGACATCGCCGCGCGCACGGATATTCAGCTCGCCATCATTGACGAGTGCCGCACCTACTCGGACGCCACCACCAAGCGCCACCGCGCTGCGCGCAAGACTATCGCCGGGCTTGAATACCTCTGGCTGCTGACGGGAACGCCGACGCCGAACGGGCCGCTCGACGCCTACGGCCAGGCGAAGCTCATTAACGGTGCGTTCGGCGAGAGCTTCAAGAGCTACAAGAACCGCGTCATGATGCCTGTGGGGCCGTTCAAGTGGCTGCCGCGCCAAGGGTCCGCCGACGCGGCGCGCAAGATGCTGACGCCCGCCATACGCTTCGCGATAGAGGACTGCGTGGACCTGCCAGAGTGCACGGTTCAGCGGCGCGAAGTGGCGCTGTCGTCCGACCAGAGCAAGGCGTACAAAGAGTTGAAAGCGGAAGCGTGTTTGATGGTCAAGGACGGGCGCATGATCCAGGCTGTCCACCAGGCCGCGCTACGCATGAAATTAATTCAGATCGCGTGCGGCTGCGTCTACGACAGCGAGCATGACAGCCATGAACTCGACGCCAGCCCTCGCTTGGGCGGCTTGCAGGAGGTCATCAACGATTGCGCCGAAAAAATAATTGTGTTCGCGCCGTTGACGAACGTGCTACACGTGCTATATAGGGAGTTGAGCAAGACAGAGACTTGCGCGATCATCAACGGCCAGGTGTCCAGCGCTGAACGCACAAAACTCTTTCGCGACTTTCAGGACGACGCCAACCCGCTTCGCGTGCTGATCGCCGATCCTGCGACCATGGCCCACGGCGTAACCCTCACGGCGGCGACAGTCGTTGTCTGGTATGCCCCGACCGACAAGACCGAGCTGTATATTCAGGCCAACTGCCGCATTGATCGCCCTGGCCAGACGAAGACCACGACGATCGTGCAGCTCGCGGCCACGGACATTGAGCGCGAGATATACACGCGCTTGGAGAACAACCAGAGTTTGCAGGGCGTAATCCTGAAACTCGCGGAGGGACGGATATGAGCTACGTTTATAACGCTGTGGCCAGAAAACTAGCAGAGGGGGTCGCCCTCACTCGCGAAGACCTTCGCACTGGGAAACTGGAAGCCCTGGCTGACGCGATGCTTGAAAACACCTTGTCCTCTCAGGACTCTTTAGGGGAGGCGCTTTACTACGAGGTCGTGGACGCGTTGTGCGCTCTGCGCGCTTCGGTTCTTGCGGAGGATAGGACATGAGCGAAACGCACCCCACACCTGAAAAACCCGCATGGGTCCCGACTGTCGGCGACATTGTTTACCTGCGCTCGGGTTCGCAACCTATGACCGTCGTCCAGATTTTAAGGGAGGGCATGGTTGATGTGGCGTGGATAGAGTGTAGCAGTTTACGTCGCGACACGTTTCCCATCGCTGCTTTAGACACCAACCGCAGGGAAACGCCATGACCTTCACTCCCGGCATGATCATCGAAAAATATCTGGAGCTGCGCGACTATATCAAGGCCAGCGACGCGGCGCATGACG